AATATCTTGGTCCCTGGACAGACTTGGAAAAGGCTGGTGCTCCAGTATCGTATTTAGATTCCAGAGCCAAGGTTCATGATTATGCTTATCGCGAAGCGAACCGCTATGGTGGTCGTCGAGGTAGAGTTGAAAAGACAAAGGCAGATTATGAAATGGCTTTTACTTTCGCTAATCCTTTAGTTAGTTCTTATTTGTTCACTCAGGCTACGCTTAGAGTTTTTACTTTCAATATGGTTGAATTCCCTTGGTGATCTAGTGAATCAAGATATTGATGGTGATGGAGTTGAATCACCTTGGGAGAAGCATCTCTGTAAGATATGCCTGGCATCTGCTCTTCTCCTGGCTTTCGGTAAAGAGGCATCTGGACTCTTTTTGTAAACGTGTTCGAAGAGAGTGAATCGCTACACTGCAACCCCTCTCTTCCTTATGCAGAGAGTTAAGTAGGCGTTCCGACTTCTTTCCTTTTGGGTTCTTCTAGTGGATAATCATTCAGGCGTCGCCATCGTTTATCCATAATTCCGAATCTAATACTTCGTTGTCTTAGATTTCCTTTAGTGATGTACTTGGCTAAGTAATTTGCAAGGTGTCCACGATATGCCTTGTAGTCATCACCTCTTTGGCGTGACACGATATTGGCGAAGCCTAAGCCAAAGGCCCTTGGTATTGCAGAGAATTGTTCGAAGGCTGCCGGAGGTAGATATTTCATTAATACAGCTGCATGAATATGCACATGATATTTTATCCCGAACCAATTCCCTTTTTCTCGATCGAAGTTTATCTTATGGGTAACTTCTACATTTGAAATTCCACCACGCCAGGTGGCTGGATATTTCTCGAGTAAATGATTTCGTAGATCCTTCCACTTGGATTTTATCTCGAGGATCTGTTCCTCCAGTGTCCTGGGGTCATCTGGAACTGAAATCAATCCTACTGTGTACATCTTGGGTGGCCCCAGGTTCTTCTCAAGATGGTGATTCCAGTTGTCAAGCGTTTCTAGCGATCTCCACATTCTGGAGTGACGTTTTCTGGATCGATCGCATTGAAGACATCGGTTTGGGTATTTCCCAACTTCAATCGTCTTGGTGAAACCTAGCCAGTTGGTTCCAACTGGTAATCTGATTAGATCTATTTCACCAGAACGGTCACCTTTCCAAATGCATTTTGGACAAGTGAATCCGTATTCCCCCACTTTACTAGTATGAGGGACGAGTTCTATCGATTGATATGGCATGTTCGATCAACTTCTGTAATTCACTGAAGCAATAGTCGCATAGGTTGTCTGAGGCCCTCTGCGTAATCAGTCCTATCATTCTGTGGTAGTGGCTTATTTCGCTTTTTCTGAATTCCTGTTTGCAGGATTCGCAAATGAATGTCATTGACATTTCCTCCTAAGGAGGGTATCTACAAATTCTTTACAATTTAACCTGGTGCATTTGCCACAATATGTTGGTATTCCTTTCCAAATACCTTGTTTTGTGTACATGTTTTCTGCACCGCAGCATCCGCATGTGTATCTCGGCATGTACACTTTGACCCCATGTCGGTTAATTAACCCCCGACATTGGGATTTCGCTTATGGCGCAAATGGAAGAGACAGTCTTGGTTTTCAAGATAGAAGCAGATGCTGGTGAAGATTACATTGATATTGCTCAATGTATGTCTATGGTTAATAGAAAGTTGTATCGCCAGCAAGGAGTATGGGAAATACTTGGTGTTCAATTATTTGCTGATGCTATTGACCCTGATAGGGTTGCCACTCCTCGTGTTGGTCTTCCTTACACTGTTTCAATTTCTGGAGCCCCTCGTACTTGGGTGACCCGGAATTCTTTGGTCAAGGCTTTTCATGCCTGGATGGATCAACAAAAGCGTGCTCTTGACTCTACTAGCCAATCGATTAAACCTCGATGGCAAGATTTCAAAGTTTGGTTGAATGATAATCACCGCCTTCATGGCAATATTACTCCAGTTTCCGGTCATATGTTCGGTGGAGATGATGCTTACCTCGAGGGTGAGTGGGTTGCTTCCAAGATTGTTGTCGAATCTGTTGATGCTGCTGGTCTTGTTGTTGAGTATGAGCCAGAACTTCATATCCTCGGTCCTGATTCTCCATTGAATTCAGGCTGGGATAGTAAAGGATTGATTAATCAATACAGTATGTCTAGGGCTTTGCCTCATTCTCCTGATCCTGATTTGCCTGCTAACATTGAGCATAATCTCTATACTCAATCTGTTGATCCATTGGCTGACCAGGTTGTTGAGATTGTTCATAATATGGAGACTGATAATAATGATCCCCCATATGATGCTGATGATTACCCAGGTGGTACTTCCAACGGGTTTGAACCTCTTTTGTTTGGTTTTGTTTCTACTGCCACCGGTGCGACCAATGGTCGTAAAACTACCATGAACGGTTTTGCTGCTCCTAATGGTTTGTTAGAACTTCAGTATGATTTAGAATTGCGTCGTGCGGATATTCCATCTGATCCCCCGACTCCTCGTTCCGATTTGACTAATCCAGAACTTTGGTTACAAGTTGTGGTTGGAAGAAGGAGTGATTATTGATGGCAATTAAACATGGCAAGGTTTTTACTTGCAAGAAAGGAAAGCATAAGGGTAAGAAAGTCAAGTACGCTTACACGAATGGAAAGAAGAGTACTAAAAGAATGGTACTCCATAAAGGTCGTTCTCGATGAAAGAGATCGTTAACTTTATTTTTTCCCCTTGGGAATATCTTGGTCCCTGGACAGACTTGGAAAAGGCTGGTGCTCCAGTATCGTATTTAGATTCCAGAGCCAAGGTTCATGATTATGCTTATCGCGAAGCGAACCGCTATGGTGGTCGTCGAGG